TTATTCGTCGTTTTTTTGTTCATCCCCCTCAAATGCTGTAAAAGGATTAGGAAGGATGTCTTTAATTTGATTACCCACATAAGGAGTTAATCGGAGAATATCAATAGCAGATAGGTGTGGTTCTGTTTTAACCACAAAATTTTCTACCATGAATTTAAACATGGCATTTAAATCAATATCCATATCTTGTTTTTTAGCATCAATTTTCATCATGCTATTCATGGCTTTATCTACCTCAAGCCAAGTAGGTTCTTTAGTCCATACTTTGAGGTATTCTTCGCTTTCGGGTGCTACTCTAATATAATGTAGCGTAGGCTCGGTTAGTGCAAAAAGCACATTCTTATCACTTACAATTTTCTTGTCCATATTATCCACCTATAAAACCAACAAACAAACAAACGGTGTTGGTGGAGTATTATTTTTTAGCGTTCTTTTTTGGGCGACCTCGCTTTTTAGTAGGTTTAACTTCTTTAGATTTAACTTCTATTTCTCGAAGTCTACGCATTTCATGTCTACTTGGCATCTACTCACCTCAAATTTTCCAATGAGTAATTACTTCACAAGTTGTCATAGTTCTAGGTAAAACCGTTGCTTCTACGACAATTGCTCCTTTATCATCGGGTATTGGGAAGTTGTTTGCACTTAGCATATAATCTTCGAACTTAAGAGTTATTTTCTCACCATTTGATTTTTCAAATACTAAGGTTATTTCTGTTCCCGAACCAGTTTGTTCAGTTCTGTTCAGCAGTTCTTGATATAGCCTATCGTCAGTTACATGGCCTGTAAATTGTATTTCGTATGTCCTTTCAGCAGGTATTGCTTCTTGTATGGAAGTATTGCCGACTCCTAAGAATCTTCTATCCTGTAGATTATTATTCATAGTCAAAGTTAAAGTATTTATCTTTAAGAAAGTGTGATTAAATACACTAAACACTCCATCGGAAAAGAAAAACGGCTCTCTAAATTCTGCAACAGAAGAATAGTTATACAAATTAGTATCATTCTCCACCCCTCTTCTTCCATCATATGCTTCATCATTTTCTAGTGCGTGAACTGCTCTTGTATTTACATCAACAGTCATCTTTACTTCTTCGTTTTCATTAGCAGTAAGAGTCAATGTATTTACACGGCATCCTCTAGCGATTTTAATAAAGTTCATAGATTCTAAAGGTTCAGTAGAGTCGGTTCTAAACTTATTTGTTCCCTCTAATTTACTTAGAGTCTGTTCCATAGCAAAGGAAGGAAGATTATCTCCATTTTCTTCCGCTATCGTATAAGTTATTCCTTTAGTCATAGTAGTAGTTCCTACTGGCGGGTCTAATTCTTTTAGCGTAGTATGTTCTTGTAAATGGTTGGGATTTGGTGGACAAAGAGTTGTTCCTACAACTCTATGGAAAAATGGCCCCGTAGAAGGAATATTAGATGATTTAACATATACTTTATCTTCTCCTCCTACATAGTCGCTACTAGGAGTCCCTGTTAAAGTTGTAGCACTAATACTCGTCATAGCACCAAAGAAATAATATAGCCATGTTCCTTGATTTGCTACTATTCCTAAATTACCACCGCTAGCAGTTTCAATTCCTTTGTATTGGTAGGTTTTGTTTCTAGTATTTCCTAGTGAAAGATTAACTTGTTTAGTTTCTATTTCTGTAGTTGGGAAAGTTACGCTTTCTACTATTCCTAACCATCCATCGGATAAAAGTCTTTTAGCAGAAGTTGTGGTAGTTGCGGCTAAAGCCAATACTCCATTCGTTCCACCATTAGAGGCAATAGGCAAATTACCACTTCCACTAACAGAAGAACCTGCATTTGTTACTGTAACAGCAGTAATAATTCCTCCTTGAACTCCTCCTGCGTTTCCAATTGTAGTAGCACTAGTTGTAGTTTCTGCAATATGTGTTCCTACATATCCACCAGTATTATTAGTAATAGTTAATTCAGCACCGCTTCTTGTAACAGTTACATCTTTTCCTGCTAATGCCGTTAATACGGACTGTGCGATTTCAGCACCAGTAGCACTATTAGCAATAGCGACGGTTACTGAATCATTAGCCGATGCTGATGGTGCGGAGGCTCCCGCAGTATTAAACAAAACTTGTAATGTAGTAATTCCATTTGTTCCCGAAGCGGAAGCAAGATTAATTGTTAAAAGTCCACTATCATAATTTGTTCCGCTTTCAGCAGGAAAAGTAACAGTGGAAGATTCTGCACTTAAAGTAAGCACTAATTCTCCACCAGTAATTGTTAATCCGCTTGCACTAGCAAAATCAGTTACAATAGATTCATCAGCCTCAATTTGAGTTCCTCCATTAGTTATGGTTGGTTGAGCCAAAACTGATGTTGCCCCTGTTACTTTCTTAGCAGGAACAGGTGCGCCATATCCCTTAATTACGAAAAAATCATTAAGAGCAGGAGTTGCGGCAGGAGTAAAAGTTATTGTGTCTGCTGTATTGGCAGTAATTCTATGTGTAGTTTGGAGAGTAGTTCCAGTATATCTTTCTAAAAGACAACCGACATATAAATTATTTACTAGAGAATAATGAGTAGAAAAAGCAGTTGCGGCTTTAATTACAGTTAATGAAGTATCATCAAATGCGCCACTTGGGTTTTTAGTTGATTCGAAATAAATATCAAATTCCGGTATTTTCGTTATGCTTGCCCCGCTTCCTAGAAATATATCTGTATTAATTGTCATGCTACTCTCCCCCTTCCTAACTTACTTACTAGGGAATACTTACTGCGAATCTTTTTGCTTCTAAACTTATTTTATATCCAAAGAGTCTTTTTGCTCGGTCATTACTTTCACTTCTAGAACCTACAAATAGTTGTTTAAAACTTGAACCGTCGCTTGCAGTATAACCTCGCCTCTTACTCTCAAGAACTCTAGTTAATATCAAGTATATAGCCCTTAGCCTATCTTTGCCATAAGAAGCGTCTAATCCGGAACGCTCATCGTGTAAAACTCTAATATGTAATGTAAAGGAATAAGTTTCATTTTTAATATCATAATGTATTGTGGGGTATTCTATATTTTGAGAATCTTCGAAAACTACAATTGTAGCAGGAGTTCTAGACAAATCTACTCTAACTCCTTTATTCGCTGTAGTTGTTCTTACATCAATTACATCGGGAGTAACTGCATTAGAAGCAGTAATAGTTCCATCAGCGACTAACGCTTGTGCATTTGTAGACCAGTTTGTGTTAATTAAATCTATGATAAGACTGACTTCATCCATGATTCAACCTCCGCATTTATTTGTTTTTCAATTAATTTACTATAATCCTCTAATGCAAAATTCATAATTTCTTCATCGCTAAAAGAAATATCCTGTCCTAATGCATTAGAAAGTTCTATCATGGCTAAATTTCTTTCTTTGTGAATATCTAATAATTTCTCAAAAGCCCTCATGTCTATTTTAGTAGCCATATAAATCAATCCAAGAAATAAACAATATCAGCCTTGCCCTTTAGAGTATCCATACCTTCTTTTCTTAATATATCATATTTTTCTTTAGTAGTAATATTAGCACCAGTTTCAGCAATAAGAATTGATTGGTCATCATTTCTTAATATTTCAGCCGCAGATAATTTTGTGGTCGCTTCATGAATAGCAGAAGGAACTCTAGTATCTCCCGCAACATATGTGACAACTACAGAATTATCCATATGATAAGGATAATCTTTTAGGAAAAATATTCTACCTTCTTCGTTAATAGTCCAATAATCTCCCAATCTTCTCAAATCTTCTTTATCTGTAAAATCGGTAATGGTGCAAACTGTTGGTATGCTTTGTCCGGTTGCCGTTGTAAATGTCCTAATTGCTTCATTACTTGCCCCACTGTGATTCAAACTTAGTGTGATTGTATTGTTTGAAGTATTTATAGAAGTAATAGTGGAACCCGCAGTAATTGCGTTTCCACTAACTGCCATGCCTACTTGTAACCTGCCTATAGTTGTAGAGTCTACAACTAGCAGATTAGTTGAGGCTGTAGTTGAGTTCGATTGTATTGATACTTTTATTGAGCATTCCGAACCATCATCCCCCGAAAGTAGGGAGGAAATGAGAATGCGCTTGCCATTATCTTTATCTTTAGAGGCATAGAAAAAGTCAGAAATGGTTAAATTATTACTAATTAGGCTTTTTGCCGCAGTTGCCCCCGTAAATGCTGAAGTTGATGGAAATTCACTGTTAATTAAAGCAGTTATGTCATTATTAGTAGTTTTTATTCCAAAAGTATTTGAAAACTCATCGTTGCCTAATTGAGTTATGTCGTTTTCTGCTAGTAATGTGAATGATACTCCGTTATTTGGTAATTGTAATATAATAGAATGTAAATCTCTAAAATTATCTAATAGTTCTATTTTAGCCTGTGCAGATGCTATCTCTACATATTGTGTTCCTTGCCATACTAACAAAGAAACTATTTTACGAACTTTCATTTGTTTTAGTTGAATAAATCCAACATGGCCACCATAATAAGAACGATGTGGTGGTCTTGAAAATTCAAAGTTGTGATATTCGTCTTTTGTTACTATTGGTCGAAAAGACCTTTTTATTTTATCATCAACAATTCCTTCTACTCTTTTTATTATTGCACCGACCTGTGCTAAAGTCGGAAAAGTAGAAACTGAAAACGCAGGGACTTGTAAAAGATTAGCCACTTCAGTAGCATTAGTGTAAAAACCCCTTCCTTGACTATAATCAGGATTTATTTCCGTAAAATCGCTAGGGGAGAAGGTGGTTCCCATTATGATTCCACCTCGCTTGTTACATCTCCGAATACTCTTTCTATGCTTCTAATTTTAGTTTTCAAATCATTTACTCGGCTAGCCATCGCCCTGTTAGCACTTTCTCTACCTGCGGGTTTAAGATTAAATTTACCTTCTTCTCTCACATAGAAATCTAAAGAAAGTAAGAAAGGTATCTTTTTACTAACGAAAACGCCTTCACCAAGCCCCTCTCCTGTAACCATTTGACTTAATTTTAAATCACCAATAGCGTAAGTTCTTTTTCCTACAAAATTTACAGAAGATTTAACATTTTCAATTCCTGCACCAGTTTGTATAGTTAGATTAGGAGCATATTTTTCTTTATCATCTAATGATAGTTTAGCATATTCATCAAAAGATATAAACTGTTCAGCAGTTTTTCTAGTTCTATTAAATAAACCTTTGAATTCATCAAATTCTTCTTCGGTTATTTTCGTATCTTTAGCATTTTGTAAAACTTTTTCATATGTGGCATTATCAATAGTTGTGTCTTTTACTAATTGAATATCTCCTATCTTTCTTGTATTACCAGTATATTTCCAAGTGAGTCTTTTCTTATCTTTTGTTTTTAGATTTTCTTTTAATACGAATGCTTTTTTACCCAATTCATTCAATTTTTTCTTTCTTTTACTTGCTGACATTTCCTTTAAATCTTCAAGTTTCACTTTACCTTCATCAGTAAGATTATCTCTAGAACCTATAGTAAAGCCTTCTAAATCTGCATCATCTTGCTCTAGTTTTTCTTTGAATTCGTCAAATGTCGCTTCGGCTCTTTCGCTTTTACTAAACTTACCGCAAATAATGGGAACCATTATGTCAGTAGCAGATTCTAAATAAGGTCTAAATATTTCTTGTATTTGTGCTTTGTTTTGCGCTATGAGTATTGGAATATCTGTATCTTGTGTAAATTCAACATTTGCTTGTTTTAATCTATTTTGTGAACTAGGAGGGGCTTTGAAACCATATAGTCCTTTTTTACCGTCTACTTCTAATTCGAAGTATTCTGCTTTACTTTCTACTGTAGCAAGATATTGTTCATAACTAGGACTTCCTGCCTTTCCTAATGTTCCTTCTCTCACTATTTCATAGTTTACCATAGTTTTAGGCTCACTACTTCCTTCTTTATAGGCGGGATTAGGTATTCTAGTTTTCTTATATTCAAACCATTCTACTGCTCTTTCTGCGGCTTGTTCAGTTACCTTCTTAATTACTTTTTGAGTAAATCTAACTTCGGCATTAAATACATCACTACCTACTTTAAATGTCTGTGTTTTATTTCTTTCCGGTCTTGGGTTTTGTCCAGTTATCTCTCTTATGTGATTTGTTTTAGCCTCTTCTAAATCTGTAGATTTTATATTTCCATAAGTCATTTTAAAGTGATACTCTTTCCCTTCTTGCCTAACTCCCCCTATAGGCTTAAAAGAAAAAACTCCTGTAGGATTGCCTGTTTCTTTATCCTCTTTTTCTCTTAAAATCATATCTTCTTCGATGGGAATATCATTGGATTTTTGAGTGGCTATAAAAGTTCTAAAATCAAAAGGAGGCAAATTTAACTTTTGGGTTCCTCTTTCAGAAAATTTTAATGCACCCACACCGGAAAGCCTCTCTCTAACATCTCCGCCTTTGACTTCTTTTAGTTTTAAATTTTCTGCGTATCTAATATTAGCAGTATTTTCTGCACTACCTTCCTTTCCAGTTTTTCTTCTACTAAATTTAGTCCAACCGTAAATTTCCTTATTAATGTAAGAAATAAGAGGTTCTTCTTCGAAAAATTGTTTAATTATTTTAGCAAATTCTTCTTCTAATAAATCTTCTTTTTCTTCTTTTTCATCTTCGCTTAGTGTAGTATCACTATCTATAGCCTTCGTGCTTTTATTGTATTCTCTAAGTAAATCTTCTGTTTTTTTAGGTCTGCCTTTAGCATCCATATGTCCTTTTAATGTATTTATAATTTCATTTTTACCTACATCACTAGATATGTCAATATCCGACCCCTTCCATTTAATAATCATGGAAACAGCCTCACATTAACCATTTAGCCCAAGCCGCACCTTTCTGTATTGCACTACCTAAACCTAATCCGCTTTGTGGTGGTTCATAACTCATTTGTCCAGTAGCGGGGTCAATCCAATATGGTCTTCCATATCCATCTGTTCCGCTAGGTGGAACAGGATATCCACTACCATTATTCATAGCACCTTGCATTTGATTATATTGTTGCATATTTCCTGTTAAACCCGCTACTGCTGAAGCGGCAGTTGGTTGAGCCATTCCGCCTCCACCAAAACCCTGTGACTCTAAATATTGCTGTTTTGCCATTTTTCTTTGATTAATTACTTCACTATTGATAGCAGAATTCAAAAGTTTTTGAATATCTAAATCTATATTTTCTTGAGTAATCTTTTCGTATTCTCTAAGACAATCCGGATTTACTGTTATTTTACTTCCATCAGTAGTAAAGGATAGTTTTGATAACATTTGGGAAACGACTCTTTCTGTAACATCTTCCATTAAATTTTCAAGTGCCGTTAAAAACATTTCACCGTGGTATTGGAAGAACTCTTCAACATGATTATCTTGTAAAGAAAGTAAGTTATTTACATTTTTGAATTGTTGGTCGCCCTGTTGCTGAACTGCTCCCAGTACCGTTCCATTACTTGTGCCTAATATTCCCATATTTATTCCTCCTTTTCTTCTTCCGGAACTTTAATTTGATTGTTTAACATTAAATGATTTATTCTATCTGTCATGATATTAACTTCCGTTAGCAATCTAATTACTTCCTCCGTAGCGGTCTTGTTATCTGCTAGTGCGGGTGGTTTTATAAACCATCCTGCTGAAGTCAAAGATGCTACATCATTTTTATTTAAAGTAGTTAATGGCCCGCTTTTTAGCATCTTAGGCATTCTAGGCTTAAATGCTTTAAAGTCTAATCCGTGTTTATCTGCAAGTATTTGTTGTTGTAACATTTCTAACTGCATATACATGGAAGCATGTTTTGGACAATAAGTTCCCATTAGGGGTCTACCCTTTGTTACCTTATCTAGAGGTATTGGTGGCCTCATATAATCTCCCTGTTCCCAAATATGATGAAACCCACATACTACGCATCTATCCTTTAAATTAAATTTCTTACCATATTTAATTCCTAAGAACTTTTTAGGTTCGGATTTTAATACTGCTGTTAGTTCTGCTAATTGTTTTTTAGGTTTAATTGCCACAAACTTGTATTCAGTTACAGCCCCACTTGCCCTTGCTTGTTGTAGCGGAGTCATGTTAAAATTACCAAACGCAGGGTTTGGCGTGTTCTGTCCTATCAATTGGTTGTTATACATCTTTCATTCCTCAATAATCCTTTATCATTGTTGTTACGCCCCTATATACCATTTCGGGGTCGGATTTTGCTGAAACAATATATTTGAAGCAGGGAATCCCTTTCTCATTTAACTGCCTCATTCCATACTTAAAAGGTTCAAATATTTCATGGTTATCCATAGTTATGCCTTCTTGTAAAGGATATTTTTCTGACCATATATCATATTTATTAGCCCAAATGCCTACGGCCATAGGATAATCTACTTCTTTTTTCTTTCTGCCAGTAGGCCAAGTATTTGCTACAATAGTGTCTACTAAAAACTTCCACGCTAGTTGGTGGTCTAAATTGGCATCATTGTCCAAATGCCTATGGTCTATCATAAAAATAATGTATCTAACTTTTCGGGATTGCATATCTTTAACCCATTCTTTCCAATAAATTGCTTCTCCGCCTATATCTGCGCTTTTTATTGTATGAGAATTCCCATCAATTTTTATATTTTTTCTGCTCGCTCTATGCAAACCCACAGTTCTTTGATTTATTTGAGGAACTTCTCCCCTAGTTCTAAGTTGTTTGCTAAGGGTTGTTTTACCGACCATTGTAGCACCATAAACTCCGAAATTAATTGCGTGAATTTTTTTGTAAAAGCCTATTATTGCTTCACCAACAAGAATAGCAAAGCCAGTCATTATGGACATTTAATGCCCCCAAATATCTTTAGCACCCTCAATAATCCAACCCATTATATTTATGTCAAAGACTCCCATAATATTACCAACTAAAAACATAGCCAAAGTAGAGAAACCTCCCCAAAACCAAGCCTTCATTTTTAAAAAGAAGATATCAGCAGAATGCGCCCTAGATTGATTATAAGCATAATCGGAGTCGGAAAAACCCATCAAGTCTCCAAAGACCATCTAACCACCTCATTGGAGTGCGGCTAAAAATTCATTACCGACAGTATTCTCTTCTGCCGATTCAGTATTGCTGTAAAAGTTAGTATTATATTGTCTAGCACTTTCACGCATCTTTTGTCTTTGTTGTTCGTCTCTAGCCTTTCTTTCCCAATATGCGGCTATCTTTCTATCTAGTAGCCACATTTCTATCTTGTCATTTAGTGCTAAATCGAACAATGCTTTCATTACCATTATTGCTCCTATCGTTCCTAGTCCAAATAGAACTGAATGTGCTAATGGCCCATATGGAAAACCTGTTCCGAATTGAGCATAAGCAAATACATTTGCCCCACTCAATGTTCCTACGAACAATATAGTCATAACTAGTCTAGTATCTTGATTTAAAACAGCCATTGTAAAACCTCAAGCGAATTCAATAGAACATGCAACTTGGCCGGAAGTTTCCTCAAAGAAAAGTCCTGTGCTACATATTACTCCATGCATATCAAACTCTTTTGTTTCGTTGGCGGATAGAACCATTCTAGCGACTTCTTTACCGCTATTACTAGTTCCATCAAACACCTTTATTGTAGCCGCACCATTATTAACTTCACAAACATGAATAGAAATTAATTTACATTGACCAGTAAAAACCAAACCGCTTGCTGTTAATACACCGCTACTTCTGCATGAAGCCATACTATCTACTCCCTTGAGACTAACTACAATACCAATACCATTTAAGATTATTGTCTAATCTTCTTTGGTTTCAGTTTTCTTTTCTGTCTTTTTTGCCGCAGGTTTCCTTCCCCTTTTAGCAGGTTTAGGAGGCAATAAAAGAGATTCTAGTTCAGCATGAGTGGTTATTGCAGAACCCAATACTCTATTGATAACATCAAACTTTTTTGGGTCTATTTCCGAAAGTGCCTTTCTATCATCTTCTGTAAAGAGAATCTCTAGATTAGTGTCCCCTTTTAGCGTTATTGCTGTAAAAGGTTCCACATCATCTAGAGAATCCCTTTTTGTCAAAAGAACTCCACGGACAATTACTGATGGCTTATTTGCTATAGTTGCCATTTTAATTATTGCCACTAGAACACCTCAAAGATTTCCAGTAACTCTAACTCTAACCACGCCACAATCAGTATTTGCTGATATTAAAGCACCACTAGAAGCAGTTACAGCCTTAAGTTCAAACTTATCTACTGCGCCATAAGCACCCAATTTGGTTACTACAGGTGTAATTCTTAGAGTAGGACTCTCTTGTCCTATAATTTGAACCGAAGAAATACTAGATAGACCTAAACTTGTCGCTGTAATTAGTTCGTTTAATGGTGTAATTGTTGCACTTGCTCCGGTTTCATTTGCCCCTAACAAAGCAGTTCCATCGGCCTTTAGAGTAATTGTTGAACCAACTATGCTATCAATAAACGCAGTAATATCGTTATTAGAATTAGCAGAATTTATTAATACTTCTTGCCCTGCGGCTAAAGTAGTAAATGTTCCGCTATTTACTGTAATGACATCTGTTGTTTTATTAACATCAATATCCAATGTTCCGGATGCGGCAGGTCTTGCACCAGTTAGGTCAATAGCCGCAGTAACAACATATTCATCTCCTAGAGCCTTTGGTTTTGTAAAGCCTTTATGGTCGGCTAAAAGTGTTACAGTATGTGTCACTTAAATCGCCTCACAGAAGGTTTGTAATCTTTCCTTGACCCTTGAAGTATGAACAAGCCATTTCACCAATTGTTCGGTATAGAGCCTTGTTTCCAAGATTGCCAACACCGAATGGGTTTCCGTTACTAATACCATCTTCAAAGTATTGAGTTGGCTTCATCACTGATAGCCATAGATGGTCAGTATCTAGAACAAGCATGTCACCGATTAGAGAACTGTTTAGACCAGTAGAAGGCATAGCCGCTACAGGAATCAATGGGATATCGTAGTATGTAGAAACTCTAAATCCTACTTCTGCACCCTTAACTCCTCTAACACCATTTACAGTTGGAACAATCTCTTTTCTGTCCATAAATCTCTCTTGTGCTTGTAGCAAATCACTTAGAGTTTGTAGAGTATCGTATCCAGTTAGGATAACCTTTGGAGAACCTCCGGCTACTCTAATATCTCTTAGTAGAGAATTTAGAACTGTTAGAGTCAATTGCCTTGCTTCACCGGAAGTATAACCTGCACCAAATGAAACTTGAGAGTCTAGGAATGAATCGCTTGCTCTTGACTTTCCATATAGTCTGTTAATATCATCGGTTCGTGTAGCAATTACACTTGAAGCCGCCATTTCTGTTAATTCAGCATTACTAGAAACAATCTTCAATAGAGAAGTATAGTTTCTTTCCATTACATCAGCCGCATTTGTTGCGCTAACGGGTTGATAATGTTCAAGTGGCATTACTAGCATAGCATTTTGAACTTCGGAATGGTGCTTACCCATATCTTCTCTCAATTGCGCTCTAATGTCACCGATTCCGTCATCAATTGCAGCCATTTCCATAGAAAGTTCACTGAATTCAAATTGATGAGCAATAATCTTAGGGCTTGTGTTTAGCAAATCATATTCAGGAGCAATTGACATTAAACCATCTGATTGACTATCTAGACTTGCATTTTCCGGAACACCACCAATTCGGTCTGCTCTTAGAGTATCTGCACCATAAAGTGCATCATTTAGTGCGGCATTACCAGTAATTGCTAGGAAGTTTCCGCTTCCACCACCTGCTCTCTTTGCCAAAACTCTCCAACCGCTTGATGTATATGGCCTCTTTGAAATAACTGAAAGTGCATTACATTCCCTGTTTAGCATTGACCAAACTTTTTGTCCATACATAATATTGTATAGATTTGCATTTATTCCGCTTGGTGCGGAAGTTGCATGACCGTGGTTAAATGCGGTATGAATACCACTAATGCCACCTTGAGCCTTTAGTAGTTCATTTCCGATTGAACCCATTGTGTTTAGTCCGTATGTTTGTGCTTCTAAATCTGCTATTGTGTTAATATATCCTGTCATAATAAATCACCTCAAACGAGTCCTCCGGCCATTTTATGAATGTCCGACCAATCCATTTCAGCCAGTTCTTCCATACTTGGGAGTTTAATTTGTGCTTCTTCTTGTGCTTTTAGTATTGTTTCTTTTTCTGCTGTCAAAGACTTTCTTAGAGAAACAAATTCATCCTTTAGAGAAGCAATTTCTGCTTGAGCATCATAATTTGCCTTTTCTATAATTGTTTCTCTTTGTGATGTTTCTCTAGCAAATCTTTCTGCAAAAGACTTTTCTAGATTGCTGTAAGCCAATTTCTCTAGTTGTTCTTGTCGGAAAGCCTCATATGCTTTCTCAATGTTTCCAACAGACAAATCAAGCGTTTCTAGTTCTGTATTGCTAAATGCCTTTACAACCGGAAGGTCGCTTGCTTTTGGCTTTCCATTGTCAATAACAATTCTATCTGCGGGTTCACCGATTTCAACACCTGCCCCATCTAGAGTAGAAACGACGGCCTTTCTCTCATCCATGAGTTTTTCATAGTCGCCTTTTTCTTCACTTGGAGGCATAGCGGTTTCCTTGTCATCATCCAT